CGCAAGTCTTTGCACGAAAGCTTCCCTGCCAAATGCAAGCTGATCCAGATTGAATTGCGCGTTGCTTAATTTTCTATCTAGGTCTTGTATGTGGTTAAGATATGCCTTTTGCGTATCCGAAAAGCTCTCTAAGTCGTACTCTTTTTCGTTGACTGTAATGGTGTTCTTTTCTTTTTTTGCCATTGCAAGTCTCCTTCCTTGGTTAAGTATTTGCTGCAATCGCAGCGTTTGCGGCAGTCATATCTTCTGAAGTCCAGAAGTCCTTGGCTACCATGAGTTGCAGATGCTCGACATTGCGTGACACTGTGTCAGTCCAATCGGCATCCTCCATGTCCTCTGGTTGTCCTGCATTTAGCAAGTCAACAGAGTGACCCATTGCTGTGTAGTGTTGTGCGATTTCTTCTGTGGTTGGTGTATCAGTCATAATTTATGCTCCTTCTAAGGTAGTGATACGTGCTTCTAATTCTTGAATAGTTTTTACTAATAGTGGTACTAACTTGCTATGATCAATGGATTGAGATTTAATGTTACCATTCTCATCTACAGCATCTTTTTCCCCAGAAATTGCGTTTGTTACTACCGAAGAAACCTCATGCGCTAAGAAACCATCAACGGTTTTATCAGGCTCAATAATAAAATTAAACCTAGCGGGTTTCAGTTGTTTGAGGCGTGTTGTTGCATCCCAATCATATGATACATTTTCTTTGAGGCGGTAATCACTAGATGTTGTGTAAGATGTCTCTGTGTTTGCTATATCAATAGAACCAACATCACCCCCACTACTTGGAGAGAAGATTATTACACTTCTTAGTGTGCCATCAGTTGCTCTTTCAAACTTAGCTGCTGCGACAGAACCCCCACTGTCAACGTGAAGTCTGTATGACGGACTTAATTCACCAATTCCTGCGTTGCCACTACTATCAATATGCACTCTAGGATTACCATCACCATCCGACAGTACGATGTTGTTGCTTGAGGTGCGGATGTCCAAGCCGCCTTGGTTGCCGTCATATGCGCCAAGGATAGTGTTCTTAGAGCCTGTCGTAATGTAATGCCCTGACCCAAATCCTGAACTATCTGGCGCTCCAACAAAAGTATTGTTTGTTCCTGTTGTATTATTTCTCCCTGCATTAAGGCCAAAAGCTACGTTTTTAGAGCCAGTTGTATTATCATGTAAAGCCTTCCAACCAAGAACTGAATTATTTGCACCAGTAGTATTATTATACCCTGCCTGATACCCGACAGCTACGTTTTCGCTGGCGGTGGTGTTGGAGTATAGTGCATCTGAGCCAAGTGCAGTATTGTATGAACCCGTGGTTGCTTGTACCAGAGCGTACTTGCCAAATGCAGCGTTTTCTGTGCCTGTAGTGTTGTCACGCAAAGCGACATAACCGACAGCGGTATTGTTCGCACCAGTAGTGCTTTTTGCGGCTTGGAAACCAACGGCTGTAGTCTGGACGCTCGTGGTGTTGTTCAGGACTGCTTGATAACCAATAGCAGTTATACCTACACCAGTAGTATTACTGTACCCAGCCTGATACCCAACCGCTGTGTTGTTGCTGGCGGTGGTGTTTTGGAGCAAGGCATCATAACCTACGCCAACATTACTAGAACCAGAAGAATGATTGTAACCTGCCCTATGGCCTATTAAAACGTTATCACTACCTGTCGTGCCATTGTAAAAAGAGTCCATGCCAATAGTGACATTATCATTACCTGTTGTACTGCTATAGCTTGCCCGATACCCAACCGCTGTGTTGTTGGATGCGGTGGTGTTGGCAACTAAAGCTTGACGCCCAACGGCTGTATTGTAGCCACCTGTAGTATTAGCATACAGCGCACTATTGCCCAATCCTGTGTTCTCAACGCCAGTTGTGTTTGCTCGTAAAGAACTTGCACCAATGGCAGTAATAGTACCTGTAGTATTTGAATAACCTGACTGATACCCAACTGCTGTAGTGTAATCTGCGGTGGTGTTGTAACGCAAGGCTTGATAACCAATACCTGTGTTATTGCTTCCAGTTGTATTATTAGACAAAGCATCTGCAAAAGCAGAGTTTAGCGCACCTGTTGTGTTAGCATATAATGCGTTTCTGCCTACTGCTATATTACCTGATGCAGTCGTATTTGAATATAAAGCACCTTGTCCAACCGCCACTAGAACATCACCAGTAGTATTGCTATACGCAGCTTGATAGCCCAAGGCTGTGTTGTTAGATGCGGTGGTGTTGTTGCGGAGTGCAGCAGAACCCACAGACGTATTATAGCTTCCTGTAGTATTTGCACCTAAACCAAGTCTACCAAAAGATGCGTTATCTGCTCCTGTAGTATTGCTTTGTAAAGCCTGAACACCTGTTGCTGTACTATTACTACCTGTAGTATTAGCGTTTAATGCAAAACGGCCTACCGCAGTTATCTCTTGCCCAGTAGTATTACTGTACCCTGCTTGATAGCCCAAGGCTGTGTTATTGCTTGCGGTGGTATTTGCTTCCAGTGCTTCACGACCAATCGCTACGTTGTTACTGCCAGTCGTGTTAAGCTGCAACGCTTGATAGCCTACCCCAACATTAGAGCTTCCGCTCGTTAAGGAATACAAAGTTTCAGCGCCATGTCCTACGTTATGAGTTCCAGTTACAACACCGTTACCTGCTGATAAAGCTCCAACAAAAGTATTAATACCTCCTGTAGTACCATTAAGATTTGCCTGATAACCCACCGCTGTGTTATAGTCTGCGGTAGTATTTGCGCTAAGTGTACCTCTGCCCAAACTTGTGTTATAACTTCCTGTTGTGTTTGAGCCTAACGATGATTGACCAAACCCTGCGTTGTAGCTTCCAGTAGTATTTGCATCTAATGAAAACGCACCAAAAGAAGCATTTTGTTGACCTGACGTATTAGCACTAAGTGATCCAGATCCTACGGCTGTATTAAAGCCGCCACTCAAACTACCATCATCAAGTGCAGCATCACCCAATGCCACGTTGCTTGAACCAGTAGGATAATTACCGTCTAGCTTAATTGTGCCGCCATCGACTGACAGGTTGCCTGCGACAGTTAAACCGTCCGTGACCGCCGTGCCAGTTACGTCAATTCCTGTGGCGGTGGTGGCAAGTTTGGATGAGCCGTTATGATATAACTGAACATCACCACCATCTGTGCAAACTATATAACTTGCTGTATCACCTGCGTTATTTAATGAAAGATCGGTAGCCAGAATTTTTAGCCTACCTGTACCTTGGTCACTAATAAAACTTGCTGCTCCACTATGATAAATCTGTAGGTCAGACCCAGCGCCAAATATGGCTTTGTCGTTGTCACCGAAAGTCATGTCTCCAGAAGAAACAAAACCAGTACCCGTAATAGTCGTACCAGTTATCGCAGCAGGCGTTGCACCACCGATTACCGCATTGTCAATCGTGCCTGAGTTTATGTCTATCCCAGTAACAGGCGTCGTACCGTCAAGCAGATCATCAACCGCATCTAGATTAGCATTTATTTTGGTGCCCCATGTATCTTCTGAAGCGCCAACCTCGGGTTTGGTTAAGCTATACGTTGTGGTGGTGGTGTCAGCCATGTCTATCTCCTATGCAGCATTCTGCCAAGTTTTGCTTGTAGCCGATGCATCTGACCATGTTTCCGATGTGGGGGAGACAACAGACCAATCCTCGGCTGCTTGTGACGCATCTTGCCACGTTTCATCTGTTTTTGCAACATCTGTCCATGTTTCAGCAGTACCTGCAATTGGCTCCCATTTTTCTATGCCGTTAGCCGTAATGCTACACACAACATTCGTAGAACCACCGCTAGACTGCACGCGGTTCGCTGTTGCAACATTTGTACTAACGCATGGGATTGTCACCGTCACGCTCACCACTGTCGTTGCGTTAGCTGACGTTGTGACGCTCGGTGTTACTGTAGCCGCGCCAAGTCTAATTCTTTCGCACGCAGCCGTATTACTTGCAGACGCGGCGGGGGTGGCGCTTGCCTCTCTAACCCGTTGCGCTGAAGCTGTATTGGCAAAACTTGCGGCAGACGTTGCGCTGCTTTCTCGCACACGCTGACCGCTGCAAGATGTAGAGGCTGAAGCTGAGCTTGTGGCTGCGGCTGTTCTGACCCGTTGCCCAGCAGAAGTAACGCTAGATAATGCTGCTGGAATAGACGCCGCAAGCCTAACACGCACAACGCCGCTAGCCGTGGTGGTAACGCCAATAACAATGGCTTCACCATCTTTGAACACACCATCAAGACCAAAGGCATTAACACCGTATGCGCCAGTACCGAACCCAGTTCTGTAGGTGGTGTCAGTCATTAATCGAGCGTTATATCAAGATCGCCCGATGGCACGCGAAACACATCACCCGTGTCAATCGCCTTGCTAGAACTCAACGCAGCATACGCAATAAGAGTACCGCTAGTGCTTGCAGTAAACACACCCACATGGCTCACTGTGCCATACGACGCCGTAGCTGTGGGAAACTCTATCGCGCTGCTGTTAGTTGCTAAATTACCCGACACAGTAAACGCGGCAGTTTGCCTTGCGTATGCCGTGCCAGAAGTTGACACCTCAGTGCCGCTAGCATCTTCTGCTGGGTTGCTTGTGAATAGCGCGAGATACCAAGCTGTCGGCCTAGTTACGCTTGTTGCAGTAAACACGTAGTTTAAAACGTGTGTCTCAAATGTATTGCTAAAACTCATAATTAATACGCCTTTATTTTCATGCGCCTAGAGGCGCTACCATGTTTTGCACTATCGCTGCTTTGGTTTATACCATCAATCGCGCTTTGATACAAAGCAGCCCATACCTGTATGCGAGGATCGTCCTTTAAATATGGCGCGGAATGCACAAGTGATCCATATAAATAAGCATCAGGGAAATAAGTTAAAAGCCAATTCGTTGTGCTACTATCGCTTAATGCAGTCGTGCGTGCATAATAATATAGCTCTGCTGTGTATGTGCTGTCAGGTGTAGGGTAAACCTCAAACTCACCTGCTGTAACTGCATAATACTGTGGTTTACCTGTAGCATTACCAGTGCGATGCCTCTGATCCACCATCTCAAACTGAGAGATTAACTCAAGCGGAGATGTATCACCTGATGTGATGTAAAAGCGCAACGCTTCAAGAAAATCTGCAGGCATAGCAGAATATTGCGTATCTAACTGAGCAGTGCTCCGCTTCTCCATGCGCCAATGCCGTACACGCCTATTTATATCAGCTTCAGCTAATGTGATAAAATCAGCAGAAACTGACGTAAGGTCATCCCTGTTTAGAAAGTCTGCTATTGCTGTTTTTAACTCTGCGTATGTTGTGATAGCCATTTAACATCTCCACCGTTTTCTAGCTTGCCGCAAACGACTATTTGGATTCTTAGCTGCTTTGGGAAACTTCTTCATCTGACCTGCTGACCTAGCGCAATATGACTTACGCCTAGCCTTTTCTTTCTCAGTCAGATTTTTTTTCTTTGTCACTGCACCTTTTAGCTTAGATTTTGGATTAGCTGCCCTGTGTCGCTTAATCCCTTCTGGGGTCATACCTGCACCGTCTTTAGTCTTACGATAATTAGGACTTTTACCTGTCGTGGTCCTACTTATAGCCTTTTGTCGGGGCATTATCTTTGCCTTGCTGCCATCTGCTCTTTATACATACTATATATATTTCTTAAAGCCTCTGCGTTCATACCAGCAAACATAGGATCGTTTTTAGCCATTTGCAGAAAATTTGTAAACTCTGAGTCTGCAGGCATTGAACCTGCTCCCATTTCTGGTCTAGCCATATTTTGAGGCATAGCAGGCATAGAGCCGACTTGAGGCATAGGTCTAACCATATCCTGAGATGCTGGAGGCATAGGAGGCATAACTCTAGAAGGAGATACAGGCATCTCAGGTATAAACTGATTAGAAGTAGCAGGCGCTCCAGAAGGAGGTACAGGCATCTCAGGTATAAACTGATTAGACTGAGGAAACGTTCTTTGACGTGGCCTCATATCTTGCGTAATAGGCCCAGCATCATATTGTAACGCTCTAATCACAGCAGGTGTTGCGGCTGCTTGCTCTGAGCTAATACCTTGCTCTGCAAAGAACTCATCTCTCGCTCTGCGCCTAACCTTATCTTCAGAGCCAAACGGGTTAATCGGCATAAGATTAGCTAAAGCGCTAAAGATACCACCACCCTCAAACTGATCGCCGCGCTGACCTGCGCCACCACCGTCAATCATGTCAAGGAAATCTAAAAACTTAGCTTTATCTGCCATCACTTCTTACCCTTCTTCTTGCCGCGAAGCTTCTTAAAATCTGCCCCTGTAATTTTATTACGTGGCTTTGCAACTGCTGCTAACTTCTTCTGCTTAGCGCTATACTTACTCATCGGCATTATTTCTTACCCTTCCTTGACTTCCAACTTATCCGTTTTGGCCCCGTCTTACTTTTAGCTGCCTTTTTAGCTGCAGCAGACTTAGATTGAGCTTTAGGGCGGCAAGCTGGGTAAGGTCTTCCCTTATCCTTCTTTCCGCTTCTACCACACTTTTTGCCAGTCTTAACATCTCGCCAATCTTCTTTAAACCATTTTGTTAAGCCACCGCTGGGCTTCCTAGCCATTAATACTTACCACCACGCTTTTTATACTCACGCACTAACCAACCATTCGCATAAGCAGAAGGATACACCTTAAACTTACGCTTGGCTTCAGCCTTTACCCTTGCATAAAGCTGGGGATTTTTAGGCTTTGGACTAGAAGACTTGCTTTTCTTAGCAGCCACTACTTCTTACCCATCTTTCTCTTAACCTTAGTCATGGTCATCTTCTTGCCTGACTTCTTAGCCGCTTTCTTAGCTGCAGCCATACCAGACTTGCCATAAGAATACTTCTTTCCACCAACCATAGGCATAATAAATCTCCTTTTGGCTCACCATAACACACTAAGCTATACCGCGCAAATTCCTTCTTATCTCTCCGCGCCACGCATTAAACTTACCAGATAACGCAGTCACAGCATCACTTGCCATTGTCAAACAAAGAGCATCTGCTAAATCAGGTGACTGCAAACCTCGCTTACGCATCTCATCCTTTGACTCAGCTTTCATCTTGCCACTGCTGGTGAATGAGTAGCGTATGCTCGTCAACTCAGCAATAAGCTGGTCATTGCTTGGCAACTTACAACTACGATCCTCAAGCCAACCCTTAGTCTTAAACCAAAGCTCACTCCTGAGATTCAAATATGTCTCACCCATACTTGGCGCTTCCGCAACATTCACACCACGCACAGGCAACTCCAACTCCTGTAAACGATCTACCACGCCAGAACCTACACCAATGCTATCCACCAATATCTCGCTTGGCTTGCGACTATCAGGCAATGCCTCATACTCAGCGACCACCCTGCCCACAGTCTGCATCAAATCCAACCCACGCCAAGACCGTAGCTCAGTCACAATCGGACCTTGCCGCTTGCATAGCGCTGTCGCATCCGTACCAAACCTTGCCACATCCAAGCCCCACACAACGCTTGTCTCCTCGCTGACCTGCACATCCCTATGTTGCGCAGCCTCTGCAAGATGAAACGGGATAATCGTATCATCATCTGCAAGCGGAAACTCGCCCAGCACACGAATACGAAACGCATTACTCTCCTCGCCATAGCGCAGCCGCATCTCATCGACAAACTCATCGCTCACAAGCGGCGAGTCCACGCATGACCAACGACGTGTCCACCAGCTACTCGCCATGCGCGTCTGACTTTCATAAAACGTGCCACTACTTCGCGTGGGGTTACTCAACATAATCGTGGTCGCATTATGACCCGACATAGACCCAGCAGCAGCCTCAAACACCTTCTCAGGCACACCACTGGCCTCGTCCACAACCAACATCACATGCTCTGAATGCACCCCAGCCAGCGCTTCTGGCGTTTCTGCGCGTGAGGTTCTCGCCGAAATAAACATCTCGCTGGGCGCAGAATTATGCTCCACACGATCCGATTTTACATTCAACACAGACTGCAAATGGGGTGGCAACTCATTAATCCAGCGCTTCATCTCTGCAAACAAAGCATCAAATAACTGGGAACTAGTCGGGGCCGTGACCACAACCTTATTGGGATAATGCATCAAAAAATACCATAACATCGCCCAAGATGCTGCTGTACTTTTACCAGTGCCATGACCCGATCGGATCGAAATTTTTCTTTCACCAGACGCAATAGCTTCCAAAAACTCAGCTTGATACGGCAATGGCTTGACACCCAGCACTTCTTCAACAAACAAAGCAGGTGCATGAACATAACGCTGGGTAAAATCCAGCATCGTATTGCTTGCTAAATCATTCACCCTGCACAACCTTCATCTTACGCAAGGCATCCAAATGCAAATCACCAATATTAATCTGCACATTCTGCTGCCCAGCATTGCCATACTTCTGCCTATTATAAGCCATCGCCATAATATTGTGCTGAGAGGCATACCCCTTAGCAATGCCCAAATCTATCTGACTAACATTCGCCTCGCTTGCATCACGCACGCCATCCTTGGCCTCATCAACCTCACCCTGCCTGCGCTTATGCACCTCATCAAGATACTCAAAGCTTGCCTCTGCATGAGCATCAGCAACCAAATGCTCAACTTCCTTTATCGCAGGGGCGTAACGCTCATCCTTCATCAGCA